CCGAGCTTGTAGTGGCTCAGGATGCGGTCGCCATGAATCAGAGCCTCCTCGTTGGCTTGCTTATCCTCCTCAGTGAGGTCACCCCAATCACCGCAGTGATGCCGTCGCATGTAGCGTGCGAGATCAACCCCCAGCGCCATGGCCGCAGGAGTGGCAACGGTTTTGCCGAGAGAGAAACGTGGTTGTAGAAGTCCGTATGCCATGGTCGTTTAGTCGTTGGAGTTTCCCCATGATGGATGGCGCTTGCCGGTGGCGATCAAGCCGGAGGCAATCATGTCTTTGACCAATTCCTTGGGCGGCCACGCTCTGTGCGGTTTTCCGGTCTGCATCTTCGATGCCCTGGCAGTGGCCCGACAGTATGCCGAGAGGTCAGCTTCCGGATTAAAGCTGTCCGCTCGCAGTTGCTCCATCAGGTCGGTGGGATCTGCGGCTGCGAATGTCGCGCCGTCGATGGTATGGTATTCGGTGTTCATGTGGATTATGGTATTCATTGTTGCAAATTATGCAGCCAGTTTCTTCGCGCGGGCTTTGTAGAATTTGGCGAGTCCGCGGGCGTCGATGGCTTGGAAGAACCACTTCATGCGGCTCATGCCAACTCCAGTGTCCTTGGGGCGATTGCGAACTGTAGCGGCAGATTCCGCTGAGTCGAAGAGTCGCGCCATCAAGCGAACCCAGTTGGTGATTTTTTCAGGGCAGGAGGTTCCCGAGTGGTGGCGAACTTCGATCGTCTGATGGCGGAAGTAGGATTGAATGTTGAGTTTGCGGTAGCGGCAGGGATAGATCGCTCTCATGTCCTCGATGCTCTTGCATCGGTCAATCAGGCGAAAGAGTTGCAAGCATTGCTTGCGATGGTTATCGGCATCGACGATGCCGTGATCGAGGTTCGTGCGGCAGTAACTGTTATTGCTTCCCCGGCGAGAGAGCGGTTGGAACGTGTCGAGAACATCTTCGAATTTGAGCCACATTTTGAAGACGTTCTTGATGGCTTTCAGGCTCATGCTGCGGGCGTCGAAATGGACATGAAGTCCGCAGCGTCTATCGACCTTGACCCCTGCAGCTTCCAGTGCAGTGGCGGCAGTATGTAGTTCCTCAAGACCGGCTTCGCCTTCGAGAATGGGGGACACCAGTTCGTACCCGCAGGAGCCGTCACTTACGATCTTCCAGTGGGGTGTTGTTTGGTGGGTGTATCCCTCAAACTCGGCTTGAATGCCTCCGGAGCGGAGACTCGTGAGGACTTGTTCTACGGTGACTGTGGAGAGAAATTCGATCTCGACTCCGAAGCGGCGGGACATTGTTGGCGTTGTCATGGTTAATATCTGCCATGGTGCCACCTCACGTCCATGGCTAAGTGGAGTTAGACGAAAAAAGATAGAAAAACATTACGTTGGCATGGATCTTGTGACTCATAATCAATGCCAATCGTTAGGCGTTTTGGCATGTCCGAATGATGCCGAGTTGGCACGGATTATGAGACTCAAGAAGCGTGCCAAGTCGGCGTCATTCGGAGGGAAAATGTTCCCGAAAAAAAGACGAAAAAAGACATGGACGTGCCCACTCAGACTGGCAGATGAGGGATGATGAAAGTAACCATCCCATCCATTGAAGCCTACGGAGTAAAAGGCATGAAGTCCACTCCCTGGCGCAAAACCTTCAAGAGCATCGAAGCCCTGAATGCCTAGGCCGAGAAACACGGAGCAGAGGTTCACGCCATCCGTGAGATCACAGCCGATGAAAACACTTTCCTTTGAATTTCCCAACCAAACCAACACCGAACCAAACCAGACATTACTATGAAAATCGACTTCACTAAATGGACAGATGCCCAACTGAACTCAACCCCCGAATCCATACTGGGGAGCCACCTGCCACTTGCCATGGCAGAGATTCAACGCCGGAAAGACGCTGGCATTTGGCTCACCGACGGAAGCACTGAACGAGTCGCGGCGATGATTCGCAATAACACGCCTGCAAGTCGCCGCAAGCTAGCCCGCCGTGCTACCCGCTGAATTTCCCTAACCGAACCAACCATGAGCAACCAAACCGACATCCTCGATAAAATCCGCAAACTGTTGCGACTCGCCGATACCTCCCGTGGTTCCACGGAGAACGAAGCCAAGATCGCACTGGCCAAAGCCCAGGAACTGATGACCCGCCACAACATCGACTCCGCCCTGCTCCGCATGGAGCGCGGCGAGTCAGGGGCATCGTTCACGGTCAACAAAGGCAATCTCGATCTGCCCAAGACTCTCAACCCCGCAGACCTGATGATTCTGTCGCTACTCCAAGCCCACTTCAACGTGAAGACCATCCTGATGCCTAACGGTCGTGGAACTCCGGTGGACATCATCGGCGCTCCCGCCGACATCGACTTCGCGATCTACGCTTTCAACTACCTGCGCCAGACCTTCTTCCGCTGTTGGAATGAGTTCAAGAAAGTCCATCCCAATCCGGACCGCGCGTCTTACTACCGCGGGCTTCGCGACGGTCTGCATACGGCACTCAAGGAGGCCAAAGAACGTGCCGAGCAAGCCTACGCCGCCAACGAACGCCAGGCCTATGGATTGGTGCTCGTGGATCAACAGGCGGCGATCACCCATTACGTTGAGGAGCACTACGGCAAACTTCGCAAGCGCAGTCAGAGCCGCCGCAACCTGCACTCGGGCAGCTACGCCGCTGGTCAAACCAAAGGTCGCACCATCCAAATCAACCGCCCGCTATCCTCATGAAAATGCTCCAACAAAAAGACGAAAAAAGACATGGACGTGCCCGATCAGACTGGCAGATGAGGGATGCTATGACAACAGCGTCAATCCCTAACAACTATCTGAACAAAGCGATGCAGCGAAGCATTTGCCAACTGGAAAAAAGCGGATTCACCCTGCGCTGCCTGCGACCGGTCGCCCCACTGGCCGGCACGGAAGCCCGTGAATTTCTCGCGGACTTCACCAAACCCACTCTCTCCGGACTCCTGACATTCAGTGTCCGGATCGACACCGACGGCAACGTCACCAACCACAACCAACAACCAACCAAATAACATCATGAACAAACTGTATTGGATCGTCTGCGACGACAAAGAAACCAACCTATTCGAAGGCCGCTACCAAGGTCGCACCCGAGGCGAAGCTCTGAAATTCCTCAAGCAATCCCTCGGGCGCAAGACCCTCAACGGACTGGTCTTCACCATCACCGAAATCCCCGTGCCACTGATCCGCGAGATCGTTGCGGAAATCCTCGCTGGAGGCGATGGCAGCCATGTGGCGCATGTCGCGAATGTGGTGCCACTCACGCGCCCCGAGCCAGAGGCAAGCACAGGACGCTATGACGCATTCTCTGATGCAACTCAGCCAGAGCCCGAGGAATCCACAGCGACGGAGTCAGGGGCATCGAAGCCGACGAAAAAAGTCGGTAATCCCGGTCACGGCGATGAGCACTGGGCGCAAGTTCGAGCCCATTGGGAAGAGTGCCGCAGCGTCAAACAAACCGCCGAGCACTTCGGACTTTCCCCCAACACCCTCAAAACTCGCATTCGCAGGGAGGGCTGGAATCGATGAATGTCAGTGTAGAAAAATACCGCAAAGCCGATGGCTACGTCACGCGCTACTGGTCGGTAAAGGTCGATGGTGAATTACTCGCCGTCACCCTTTACCGCAAAGGTGCCGAGGCCGTAGCCAAGGCCATCACCCATCAACAAACCAATCATCATGCCACGAAACTTGAAAATTCTGCCGACTCCGGAAATCACTCCTGTCTGCCCACCATTAGCTTGGCGTCCTAACGGCCCTGATGACCTTTGTGGTCCTGCGGCTCTGATCGCTCGCCGACTCGTGGACAAGGCAAACAAGCTCCATGATCACCCCACAACTCCCGTGAAGATCCTGCTCTACGGGCCACCGGGCGTCGGCAAGACCAGCATTGCAGACATGGTGGCCGATGCCCTCTCAGGCACGCGTTTCGCCGTAGAGGAATACAATGGGAAGCTCGTCACCGTAGAAACCGTGAAGCAGTGGATGGGTGCCTTGGGCATCCATTCGCTTTTCGGAGTCTATTCGGTCAAGATCATCAATGAAATGGATCGCTGCACCCGCGATGCTCAGGACCTGTTGCTGAGTTATCTCGACCGACTGCCACCGGGCCGCGCCGTGATCGGCACGAGCAACCTGCAACTCGATCTGCTCACCGAAAGATTCCAGACCCGCTTCCAGTCGATCAAGCTCGCTGCGCCTACGACTGAGGAAATCGCAACCTTGCTTCGTCGATACTGGCCGGTGGATGAAGCGACATCATTGCGCATTGCGGTAGGCAGTGGCGGATGCGTTCGCGCCGCTCTCGCCGATCTCGAAAGCTGGCTCGACGCTACCGATTGTTGACACCAGTCAAGCGACGATGACGGATGATTCTCCTAAAGCTCGCACTCTCGCCAACGGCATCGAAGTTTGGTGCAGCTTCGACAAACTCGTGCCGGTTGGTGAGTTGAAGCCCAACCCTCGCAACCCGAACACTCACCCGCAGCGACAAATCGAGTTGCTCGCGAAAAACATCCGCTACTTCGGCTGGCGGCAAACGATCACTGTCTCGAATCTCACGGGACTGATCGTATCGGGGCATGGGCGTCTCATGGCCGCCAAGCACCTGGGTGTCGAAGTCGTGCCGGTGGACCATCAAGACTTTGCCAGCGAGAACGATGAACTTGCCGTGCTGGTCGCCGACAATCGCTTGGCCGAACTTTCTTCGGTCGATGTGAACGAGCTCGAAAAGATCGCCAGCGAGTGGAAAGCAATCGACTTCGACACCATCCTTGCAGGCTTTGAGCCCGCCGATCTCGAAGGACTGTTCAATCCCGGAGGCAATGACGAAGAAGAGGATGACGATGATCGCCACGACAAAGAACTCGATAAGAGTGATGTCACCGTTGCGGTCGGGCTCTATCGGTTCCGCATCACCCAGGACGAATTCATCGCATGGTGTGATCGGGTGAAACAGGATGCCGGCTTCGACAAGGAGAGCGTGCTTAACGAAATCCGCAACCGTCTTGGACTATGAACATTACTCTCGAATCCATCGACGCCATCCGTCCCTCGACCTACAACCCGAGATCGGCAGTAGCTGAGCGGCTTGACCACATCGAACTCTCTCTGCGCAAGCTTGGCTTCATCGCGCCTATCTTCGCGGATGCCGAGGGGGAAATCCTCTCCGGTCACCAACGTCACCTAGTCGCCACGCGCATGGGGGCTACGCATGTCCCTGTCTTTCGGACCAAGGCACTCGATCTTGATCAACGCAAGGCTCTCAACATCGTGTTTAACCGGGCGACGAATGACTTTGATTTCAATAGCACGCCGGGACGGGTGACCACTGAATTAGAATCGCTCGACATTCAGGCACTCGCCGCACGCATTCCCGATAAAGAGGTGGGAAGCGATGGTTTTTTTCGCTGCCTCAAGCCCGCGGAAGTTGCAGTCAAGGATCTCTGCAAAGTGAATGCTGGTCGCTGGATTCAGTATGCCCGCAACCTCTCCCGTACATTACATCGTCACGGCATCCTCATGCCCATCGTTTGCCGTGAAGATCTGACCGTCATCAACGGCATTGGCAGATTGGAAATGCTGGCCGAAAAAGGTGCTGCGTTCGCGCCGGTTGTATTCGTCACCGATGAAGAAGCTGAGTTTGCCCGGGCGATGATGAACTTGCTCTCGATGGATTTCGACATCCACACGCGCTACGCCGACATGCTGCGCTTCAACTCGTTCCGTCGCGCACGCCGTGTAAGGCGTGAGCTTGGCAATGGCTTCATCTTCGCCACACACGGAGCCAAGCCCTGCAAGGACTTCGACATCAGCAAACCAACAGATCGCGCCCGGTGGGTGAGGGAACATGGCACTACCATTCTCGACTTCGGTGCTGGTCACCTAACGGAAACCTTCCTGCTTCGACAAGTGGGCATTGACTGCACTCCATTCGAGCCTTATCGACTTGGACCGGGCGGCATCAACAAAGCCGAGAGCGTGGAACTGGCACGTGAGTTCCTTGCCCAGGTAGCGGCGGGCAAAGAGTGGACGAGCATCTTCATTGCGAGCGTGCTGAATTCCGTTCCCTTTCGTGAGGATCGTGAGCACATCGCCTGCCTCTGCGCGGCACTCTGCAAACCATTCACCAAGGTCTATGCCTGTGCCTCCTCTGCCGGGGAATCCGGATGGAGACAGGTGAATGGTAAGGCCTTCATGAACGAGTCCAACGCGGGCAACATCGCGTTCCGACTCGACTACGAACCAGGCATTCGCATCGGCGATTTTCAGGACAAGCCAAAGGTTCAGAAGTATCACACGGTCGCCGAGTTCAAAGACCTGTTTGGACAATTTTTCCGCTCTGTGAAAGTCGCCGATTTTTCCAACAACATCAACGCAGCTTGTGAGGCAGCGCGCCCTGTGAATCCGGCGCGATTGCGTGCCGCCATACAGTTTGAATTTGATCTACCCTATCCGGACGGCACACGCATGGATTTAGTGAATTTCGCCATGGACTCTTTCAGCCAACGTCTTCAGATTACCCTATGATCATCCTACTCGATCTCAATTACACGCTCGTTGCCAATAATGCGGCTCGCGGCACCACGCCCGAGCGGATGGAAAAGCGCCTGGCCAGTGAACAATACCGGCAGTGGCTTGTCGAACTGGTGAGACCTCACGCCGTCGTTCTGATCACAGCACGTCCAGTGACATGGCTGACGCAAACTCTCTCACGCATCGAGGAAGAAACCCAATGGCGGCCCCAACATGCGTGCTTCGCTCCCCGCGGATGGTGGAACCCACCAGCGATTAAGGAACACCTGCTCAAGAAAGACGTGTTTCCGATTCATGGCGATGACGCCCGCTACATGGCCATTGAGAGTAATCCGAGGACTCGTGACATGTATGCGAAATTCTCGATTCCGTGCTTATGGGTCACATCTGAAGGATCCTGTCTGACCGAGGGGACACGGATCGTGAAGCGACTGCCTCGTTGACATCTCCTGCCTGGGCATGAGTGATGCTCAACGTGATGAAGTGATTCCCCGTGGTGCCTGGCAGTTCGATCAGGAAGTGACTGCGGTTTTCGATGACATGCTGCAGCGGTCGATTCCTCAATACAATGCCATGCGTCTGGTGACCTTCGAGGTTGGCCGGCGCTTCGTGCAACCTGGCACCGCTATCATCGACATGGGATGCTCTCGCGGCCAGGCGCTGCTGCCCTTCGTTTCCAACTTCGGCGTGAAAAACGACTACATCGGCCTGGAAATCAGCGAGCCGATGATCGAGGCCGCCCGTGGAAACTTCACGTATCATCCTCATGGCAACCGCGTCAGCATCCAGTCTGCTGACTTGCGGCATGAGTTCCCGAGGGTGACTGCCAGCCTTGTGCTCTCTGTGCTCACCTTGCAATTCACCCCCATCGAATACCGCCAGCAAATCATCCGCCGGGTCTATGATTCCCTGGCTCCCGGCGGAGCTTTCATCCTGGTGGAGAAAGTCCTGGGTGCCACATCCAAGCTCGATGAAGCATTCGTCGAACTCTTCCTCAACATCAAGCGGGAGAACGGTTATTCCGAGAGCCAGATCGATCGCAAGCGAATGTCTCTCGAAGGTGTGCTGGTGCCCGTGACCGCACGATGGAACGAGGAACTTCTCCATCAAGAAGGCTTCACGGCAGTCGATTGTTTTTGGCGGCACTTGAACTTCGCCGGATGGGTCGCCGTGAAAGGGTAAGGATCAGATTCAAAACGATGGAATCGATAACGGCCCGCACCAGTCTCGCCAGATCAATTCGATCGAAACGGTGTCGGCAAACGGTTCTACCGCCAGAATCTTCAGACTCTCGTTGTTGCCTAGGGAATGCGGTTCGCCACCGCCCCACCTTCCACTAGCCTCCAGTTCCCATCCTTGACCGAAGCGCTCAGCGGTGTGGCTGATTGTGATCGATTTAGCCGTCACCCGATCTATCACGTAGGTTCCATTGTGGTGGGTGGCGAGGTATGAGCCTTCCCGCAGGGTGAACCGCTCACTCTTGTAGTGGCAGCCGCAGGAGCAAAGGACTCCCGACAGGATCACTGGGATGGAACGAGCGGCTAATTGAATCATCATGAGGCGAGCCTGCCCATGTGGAAGCGAACTACAAGCCTTTTCCACGACGCATCCGCTTTGACACGCTCTCTCCGGTCATGGAGCAGAGAGAACTGTCACCTGACATCGCTGGGAAAATCCTCGACGCTGATTTTCAGAACATCGTCAAAAAGGTGGCCGCGGGCAAACCGCTCACCGTGGCCGAGCGGGCCCGCATCGAATCTCGTGCTGCGGGCAGTGAAGAAACATTGGCCTACGCGAAGACCCTCGTAGAACTCGCTGCTGTTCTAGGTGTTTCTCGCCGCACGCTGACCAACTGGCAGAAGATGGAGGGCGCGCCCAAGCCGCTCTCCAATGGACTCTGGCCGGTGGCCGACTGGCGCGAGTTCGTTCGACTTCGCGGACTCAATGCCGGGCGTGTGCCCGTTGGCAACGAGGAGGCGCTGAAGGCCCGCAAACTCCTGGCAGAGGTCGAGGAACGCGAATTACGGATTGCAGTCAAGAAGGGCGAATACGTTGCGCTCACCAAGGTTCGCGAAGAATGGATCGGGTTGGTCGCCCAGGCGACTTCGATTCTGCGCGCCAAGTTCGAGAACGAGTTGCCACCTGTGCTTTCAGGACTCGATGCGACGGGCATTCAGAAAGAATGTCGTCGTGCGATTGATGAGGTGCTTCAAGTCCTTCATGAAGGCTGAGGTTGTGTTGACGTTCGCGCAGAGGCATGGATGTCCTCAAGGAAATTTGGCGCGAAGCATGGCAACCTCCAGACCGTCGTCCCGCATGGCAGTGGTGCGAGGATCACATCGAGGCGATTCCATACTCGCCGAATCCCGGTCGCTTTCGTTCGGAAAACTCCCCATGGATTCGTGAGGTGATGGAGGCGTTGGTGGATCCTCGCATTCGCCTCGTTTCTATCATCGCCTCGGTCCAGTCATCCAAGACGACCGCTCCGGAGCTCACGCTCTGCTACATCATTACCAACCTTCCGGGCCCGGCCCTCTGGCTCGATCAGACCGACGAGGATGCCCGCGATTACTCCGAGTCGCGATTACAGAAACTCTTCGACCAGTGCCAACCGGTCGCACGACTGATGCCCACGGGCGTTCACCGTCACAAGCGCAAGAACAACGCCATCCAGTTCACCAACGGCATGACGCTCTGGATTCTGGGTGCGCACAACAAGACTAACCTCCAGAGACGTTCGATCCGCTGGCTCATCGGGGATGAAACGTGGCGTTGGCCCCAGGGTCACATGGCGGAAGCGGAGGCCCGCGTTACGGCATTCGGTTGGCTGGGCA